CGCCACGACGCCGGCCCGAACGCGCCGCCCCACCCGTCGCCCCACACGATCCAGCAGTTCGGCCCACGCTGCCAGTCCGCGGGCTTCGACATGTACCACGCGACGACCTGATCCATCTGCCGCGACATCGCGTCGACGTTGCCCGTGAGGCGCATGAACAGCGCGGTGCCGACCTGGCTCCCGCAGCAGTGCTGGAAGTAGCCGTTCACCTGCCACACCCACGCCGCGGACCACTGCTCGGGCGGCTTCGACCACTCCGCCGACGCATCGCCGGTCGAGTTGTAGCGCCAACGCACCGTGCCGCCGTCCCACCGCGATCCGTTCACGTACTGGAAGTCCTCGGCGAACGACGGGCCGAGGAACGCCGACGGGTTCCGCAGCGGCTCGCAGTCGAGCAGCCAGCCGAGCAGCACGACGAGCGCCTTCCGCCCGTTGCCGTGCCCGCCGTTGCACTGCGCCAGGCGCGACCGCCCGCTCGCGTACGCCCCGACCAGGTCGAACCCGCGCTGCGCCATGTTGCGCGCGAGAGCGGCCTTCGCCGCCGACGGCGCAGTCGAGGCGAGCAGCCCGAGCCCGTCGCTGGCGATCCGCGCCTGCTCGCGTCCGTAGCCGACGTTCTGCCAGTCGGGCGTCATCGTGTCGGTGTTCCAGCCGCTCGTGACCTCGCCGCAGAACCGCGCGAACAGCGCCTCGGAACGAGCGAACGTCGGCTTCTCGTTGCCCCACGTCGACCAGTCCACAGAGAGCGCGTCGACGTCGATCACGCTCGGCAGCTTCGCCACCTGCAGCGCGGAGATCGGCACCGGAATCCGCCGGAAGAACCGCGCGAGCTCGGTGTGGCCGATCGCCGGCGGACGCAGGTAGGCCGGCGATGGAGCCCACGACACGAACACCACGGGCAGCATCTCGTCCACCACGCTGCGCCCTGGGCCGCTCGGCAGCGGACCGCGGCTTCCGGGCGCCGTCGTCGTGCTGCACACGATCAGCGCGTCCTCGGGCACCACCTGCTGCGGACAAGCGATCTGCTGCGCGTGCACGAACGGACCCTCGAACATCCCCGGCCAGTCGCCGGTGAGGTTGAGGACGGCGCCGGCTTGCCCGTCGATCGTGCCGTAGGCCTCGAGCACGGTGGTCGGGCCGCACTGCACCGTGAATCCGTGCATGCCCTGGCTCGCGTGATCGAACGCCGCGAGGTGCCCGCGGATCCGGAACCAGCACTGGCCCGACGTGTACGTGGTCGGACCGAGCGGCGTCGGAGCGGCGAGCATCGCGAACGCCGCGGGCGCCGGCACAGCCTTCGACCAGGCTGCGCGGATGTCGGCCTCGCGCAGCGGCGCCGGCGCGGGAGTCGCCGCGGCGCACGCGGCGAGGAACAAGAACAGCAGTCCGAGGTGCTTCTTCATGGGGTGTGTCAGCTCCAGAACTCGCGGTCGCCGTCGCGGCGCAGCGGCCAGCGGCGCAGCTCGCCGGGTGCTTCGCGCACGGTCCCGGGCGCAGGGAAGAACGGCTGCTCGAGAGCCTGGCGCGCGGTCGATTCGATCGAGCACGAGGCGACAAGCGGGATCGGCGCGACCACATGCACCGTCGCGTCGGCCTCGATCTGCACCTGCGCGTTGAGCGGGATGGGCGCGAGCGCCGACATCTGCGAACCGGCCAGGACCGTGGCCGACGCGGCCAGCGGGATCGGCGCGAGCACGGAGACGAGCACGGGGTTGCTCGGGTCCATGCTGACGATCTGCACGTCCGCGCTCAGCGGGATCGGCGCCACGACGTCGACGGTCGATCCGGCGAGCAAGGTCACGCCCGCGGCCAAGGGCATCGGGGCGACCACCTGAATGACTGGGAACGCGGCGATGCTGATGCTTGCCGCGAGCGGCAGCGGCGCCACGACGTCGACGTTGCAGCCGGCGATCATCGACACGCCGGCAACGAGCGGCATCGGCACAAGCACCTGGATGTCGACGATCGGCACCGTGTCGTCAGGCACGGACCAGTCGAACAGCGCGACGAAGCGATCGCAGCCCCGCGTCGTGCCGACGCTGCCGAGGAAGCGTGCCTCGACCGGCGTCGGTTCGAGTCCGGAGCCGGTGTCGAGGCGCGCCGGCAGCGGCAGATACAGGTACGGATCGAGCAGCGGGTTCGACTGGAACCACGCGCCCGTGGTCGCGTTCGCGCCGAACGTCGAGCCGCTGATGAAGTGGTTGTGGCTCCACTTGTTCGTGCCGCTCGTGTCGATGCCGCTCGCCTGGTTCAGCACGTTGTCGTAGCCGCTGCACGACGTCTGCGCGCCGCCGAACTGGAACGCGCTGTTCAGGGTGCAGCCGATGATCCGCACGTCGGTCTTCGACCCGCCCTGCATCGGGTGGTTGATGATCTTCCGGCAGCCGTCGCGAACGTTCACGATCGCGAGGCGCCGCTGATTGGCGACCGGGTTGAACAGCCCCTGCGTGCTGTAGAGGTCCCGCATCGTGAGGCCTTCGACCATGGCGTTCGTCTGGCCGACGCCGCCGCCCGACTCGCCGAAGAAGATCACGTCGGGGTGCGACAGGTCGGTGATGCCGTTCGACAGCGCCGTCTCGAGGCGAGCGGTGCCGTTGCAGAGGCCGGCGGTCGCGTTCGGATTGGCGACGACGACGTAGCCGAAGCCGTTGCCGTTCGTGCCGGCGGAGACCACCTGGAACAAGCCGGTGCCTCCTGGCGGGAACCCGCCGCTGAGCGCGACGCGCCAGAACGAGCGCCCCGCGATCTCCGCGAGCGTCGCGAGACTCACAGGGTCGTTGTCTCCCTCGCTCGTGAACGTCGTCGGGCCGACCGCGTCGATGCGCATCAGGCCGGTCCCGGGGATTGTGACGATCGCCTTGTCGCCAACGAGGCCGCGGAACCGACCCATCACGTCCACGTACGCGCGCTGCCGCTCGACGATCCCGTTGCAGATCTGGCCGCCGCCGCTGCCGAAGTCGTACGTCTCGAGCGCGATGCCGCAGTAGTCGGTGATCAAGAAGTCGTGCGTGACCTGCACTTCGGAGAGGCCCTGCAGCACGCCGCGGATCAGCGCGCACGTCACGTAGACCTGCGCGTTCGGGCCCGTGTTCGCCATCTTCATCGGCTTGCCCTGGTCCTCCCAGAACCTGACCGACCAGCGCCGCTGCTTCGACCAGTGCTCCGAGTGGTAGTAGAGGCCGTCGAGCATGACCTCGGTGACCACTGACGAGCTGTTCGCCATCACGCCGCCAAGGCCCTCGATCTCCGGGTTCACGAACCAGAGTCGGAACGCCGTGCCGGCGCCGTTGCCGGGCGCCGCAAGGAAGCCGGACGACGCGAGGGTCTCACGGCGGAACTTCGCGCCCGGCCGACACTCGACCGTGATCCAACGGTCGCCGCTGGTGTGTGTCGGTGGCACGCCGCCGGTGTTGCCCATCACGTAGGTGCCGGCGTGGAACACGATCTTCGCGCCGCCGGCGTCGCGGTCGGCCGAGGTGGTTCCCGCGGGGTTCGCGCGCACGAGGCCGAGCGCTGTCTGGTAGTCGGCGACCGGGTGCGTCTCGTCACCGACGGCCGCGTTGTTGCCGGCCGGGTCGACGTGGATCTCCTTCTTCGACGGGCGTCGGTCGAAGCCGTCGGTGTCGTTGTAGATCCGGATCGTCCGATCGAGCGGCGTCGCGGTGCCGGAGCGCGAGAACGCCGTCGCCGTGATCGTGATCACCGGCCCGTAGTCCGTGAGGATCAGCTTGAAGCCGAAGCCGCGGAACGGTGTCAGCACGCCGGTGCGCCGCTGCTGAAGCGGCGTCTTGGCCTTGCTGTAGTTCGGGAATCGCAACGTGCGCGACGACACCGTGACCGTCTCAGGTCCCGTGCCGTCGTCGACGACGAACTCGACTCGGTCGATGCCGTTCTCGCCGGCAGGATCGAGGTCGGTCCACGCAGAGACGCAGATCTCCGGACGGAACAGCGGATCGGTGATCCACTGCCCCGTCTGGGTCCGCCATCCGACTGTTGCGAGGCCCATGGCGCGCGATCAGGGCGTGATGCGGGCCTTGAACAGCGCGGAAGCGATGCGCACGGGCTCGTCCTCGACCCATGGCGAGTGCGAGACCTGCGCGCCGCCGTCGAGCGGGATCGGTGTCGGCGCCACGTATACCGGCATCTGGATTCGGCACGTTCCGTTGGACGAGTAGTACCGGATGTACTGCGGCACACCGGGCGCGAGCGCGTCGGTGTTGAAGACGCCCGATTGCGAGCCCTGGCCGCCGGTTACCGGGGCCGAGAACCACACGTCGGCGAGCGTGAACTCTGCGAGCTTCACGCCCGTGTCGGCATCGATGCACGCAGCCGGACGCGATCCGGTGAACACGCGAACGAACGCGTCTTCGCCGAGGGTGATGAGGATGGCGGCGATCGCCGCGTCTTGGGTCGGAACGTCGAATTCTGCTGGCATGGGTGTCAGGCTCCTGCGGCGAGCACGCCGAAGATCAGGCCAAAGATGCGGGAGATGGTGAGCGCGTCGGTCTGGTCGCCCGCTTGGGCGGCCTCGATGCCGGCGAACTGCGCGACGTTGCGGACCTCGGCGGCGAGCGCCTGGTCGAAGCCGGGCTGGCCCGCGATCGCGGAGAGGTGCAGCGAGCGCTGCTCGGAGTACTTCGCCACCTCGAGGGTGGACGTCTTGAGGACGATGCCGGTGTCCTTCAACAGCGAGTCGAAGGCAGCAGCCACGGAGCTGTGGTTCATCATGGGTGTCGTGCAAAGGTGCTGCGGGATTGCGCGAACAGCCGCAGCTCCTCGCGCAGGGATTCGGCGACGCCCGGGCCGATCTCGGCCAGGTCGACGCGACGCTGGATGTCGGCCGCGGCCAGCGCGTCGACGGGTTGCCACGGCGCAGCGGCGATCGCGGTCGCGGTGCCGGCCGTGATCGCGGCGTCGGCCTGCTCGATCGCGGCGAGGCCGTTCGCGTCCTGCGTGAACGTGGCCTCGCGCGTGGCCTCGACCTTGATCGCGGCCCAGGCAGTTCGCATCGCCGGGAGCGTCATCGTCTGGCGCGCGGCGTTGCCGGTGCACGCTGCCGCGAGGCAGAGGCACGCGGCGAGGAGGAGGAAGAGAAGCGGCGCGCGGCGCCGAAGTGCGGTGGTCATGCTCGGTCCTTGGTGAGTCGATCCAGCAGCTCGTGCAGGCGCTTCTCGCGTTCCTGCGAACGCTGCTCGTGGGCGAGGGTGCTGTCGGCGTACGTCTTCGTGAGCGAGGTGGCGGTCTCGCCGAACCTTGCCGCGATCTCCTTGTTGACCTCGTCGCGGTTCTTCAGTTGCGCCTCGTGCTGCTCGGCGAGCTCCTTCCGGATCGCGCTCTCGCGCCGCAGGAAGTAGCCGCCGACGCCGACCACTGCGCCGGCGATCCCCACGCTCCCGATCTTGTCCCACGGCACGCTCGCGTCGCCGATCGTCGACTGCAGCGTGACGCCTAGGATCGCCACGATGCCGCTCGCGATGCCGCTGCCGAGAAGGAAGTGAGAGAGGGTGGCCATGTCGTCAGTTGTGGTGCTCAGCGGAATTCGGTGGTGGTGGCGGCCATTCCTCAGCGCTCCTCGACGACCAGGGTGCCCATGCAGGTCGTGGCGGTGGTTGCGGCGGCCTGGTAGCCGATGTGTAGACACGATCCCGGCCAGAGAGGAACACCCGCCGCGAGCAGCGGTGCGTCTACGGCCACGTTGGCGAGTGGAGTCGGCAGCATCACCAGAGGTCTGGCAACCAGGAGGCTGACCGCTCCCGCGCCCAGTGACGTGCCGAGCGTGACCGACTGGATCGACTGCACGCCCACGTCGCCGGCAGCCAGTTGGAACCACGTCACGGTTCCGATCACCGGCGTGATGGGGATCTGCGCCCCCACGAATGCCGAAAGAGTCGCGGTGCGGCCAGCAACGCCAGCCGAGTTTGTGTAGCTGACCGTTGCGTTCGCGATGGCGCCGGCGTTCGTGTTTGCCGTCGTGGTCAGCAGACCGATGATGCATCCGACGCCATTCGTGCCGCCGAGATCGTCGCGAGCCGGCAGGGCCACGCTGTTGATTGTCTGCGCCGTCGTCGTGGTGACCACTATTCCGGAGTTGACCCACAACACGTCGAAAAGCTGATATCCCTGCACGACGGTCGCGGCGAGCAGAGCCTGCACCAGGTAGTTCGTTCCGGCGCTGGCGTTCGGGACTCGGATGCACCCAGCGTCACCGGACGCCGTGCCGTCCGTGGCGCGGCCGGAAAGACCCGGAGTGCCAGGCGCCCACGCCCCTGGATAGCCGGAATCCTTCGCGTGCAGGTAGTGGTAGCCGACAGTGTCTGCGCCGGTCCCCACCTTCTGAAATGAGGTGGAGTATCCAGCGAGAGCCGACTTCAGCACCTCAGAGACGTGCCAGCCGCGACCGTCCTCGTAGTGCAGAGAGGTTCCGGCGTTCAGCGTGACACGATGCACGTAGAAGTACGACGAGCCGTCGTGCCTCCGGATCGCGACTGTCGCGGTGCCGGACACGCAGTAGACGGACAACTGCTTCACGGTGCGCTTCGTGGCTGCGGCAGGCGCGGCGACGATCGTCGTGTTTGTCGCAGTCGCGACCGACCCTTCACCGCTTCCTGGCGCTGGCGCCGAGCTCGCGTCGGGAACGTCGACCCACGAGGCCGACCAGTTGACCGTTGCGGTGTTCGATGTCTCGAGCCGCAGACTGGTTGAGGTGTTGGAGAGCAGAATCATGCGACCCCCAGTGCCATCATCTTTTGTATTCCCGTCGTGTCGCCGCCGCCGATCGTCGACAGATCGACGAGCGTCATCGCTCCCGCCCCGGTGAACTTCGGGATCTTGTCCGCTGCTCCGGTCAGGCCGGCCAGCGCCGACAGGTTGGCGTTCACGTCCTGCTTGCCGAGGATGTAGCCGCTCAGCAGCACCACCACGGCGTCGACCTCGCCCTTGCGCACCAGGTCGTTCGCGCCCGCAGCAGCAACGGCCGACGTCGGAGCTGTGGTCGTGAACGCGCCGGCCGCGGCCTGCACGAGCGTCGTCAGGTCGACGAGCGTCATCGTGCCCAAGCCGGAGAACGCTGGCAGCTTGTTCGCCGCGCCGGTCAGTCCCGCGAGCGCGGTGAGGTTCGAGCTCAGCGGCTGTTTCCCGTCGACCCCGCTCGTCACGTCGTCGAGCAGCACGGGATCGATGACCGTGTCCACCTTGCGCGTGTCGGTCGACTTCACCCGGAACGCGTGCTTGCCGTCGGCCGTGACGACGACGAGCGTGTCGCCGTCGATCGCGCGCACGCGCCCGGCCAGCAAGCACAGGTCGTTCTCGACGACCGCGGTTCCGATGTTGTCGACGGCCACGGCCGGATCAGCTCCCCAGCTCGTAGAAGCCGATCGACAGCGCGCAGTCGGCGACCGCGGTCGGGCTGCCGTTCACGCCGACGACGAAGTAGAGCAGGTCGCCCACCGCGAGAGACGCGTTCTGGTTCGGCGTCAGGACCTTGCCGGCGTCCGCCGTCAGCTCGCCGCCGCCGACGCCCGACACGGTGGTCGCCGTGCTCGGCGTCGCCGAGAACAGGTTGAGGCCGCTCGTCTGGTTCTTCGCGAGGAACGTCCACTCCTTCGTGGTCGCGACGCTCGTCGAGGTCGTCGTCGACGGCATCAGCGTCAGCGACGCGACGACCAGCGGCACGTCGGCGCGCAGGCACCGCCAGGTCTTCGCCGCCAGCGCGCCGAGCTGCACGACCACCTCGCGCCGCTTCTGCACGACCCACGCGTTGTTCAGCGAGTTGCGCTGCAGCAGCGCCTTGTCGGTCGTGCGCAGCCAGAGCTGGTACGCGACGGGGTTCGACGGCTCGCTGTCGCCGCTGAAGATCGAACGCAGCGCGTTCAGCGCGTTCGGGATGTCGGTCACGAGCGCCGCGCGCCGCGTCGTGTTGTCGGTCGGGAGCTGAAACGTCTGACTCATAGGAATCCCTTGGTGACGAGCTTGTTGATCTCGACGGAGACGCGATCGCTCTGGCGCTCGGTGCGCACGCGCACCTGCAGCTTCTGCGTGGCGGTCTGCACGCCGTCGACGTGCGCCTGCCAGTCGCCCCAGTCGGAGCCGTCGTGCACGCGGCTCTCGAGGCGCGCGACCGCCAGGTCGCCGAGCTCGCCGCTGCCGCCGCAGGCCTCGAACGGCGACTCGTCGCCACACAGGCCGGTGTCGTCACCGACGAGGATGTCGTCGAACGAGACTCCCGGGATACCGGGAGACGGCGGCCGGCACGCGCAGGTCGCCCACCGCGCCTCACCGTCGCCGCAAAGGCCGGTCTCCTCGCCGCACGTGAGGTCGTCGACCACCGTGTAGTCGTGGTCGACGCGCCACTCCCACGGCGCGACGAAGCCGCCGTCGAGCTCCAGCGCTTCGTACTCACCCTGCGCCGCGGTGAGCGTCAGCGTCTTCGGCGTCGCGTTGTAGGTCAGGTTCGTCAGCGAGCCGGACGGGGTCGAGACCAGCTCGTCGCTCTCGACGAACGCCTCCTTGTCGGGAGGCGTCCAACCCGGAGCGGTCGCGACCGCGGGCTCGCCGTAGAGGCCGCTCGTGCTGCGCACAGCGACCTGGAACGTCGTGCCGGCCGGCGGGCGATCGAGCACCACTTCCTCGAGCTGGCCGCGGTAGATCGGCCGTGCGGTTGCCCACGTCGCGCCGACGCGCAGTTCGTAGTACGCGAGGTCGGTGTGGCCGTACGCCGGCCAGCGGAAGCGGAGGCCAGTGCCGGCGTTCTCGATCGTCAGGCGCGCGACCTTCGGCAGCAGCTGCCGTGGGAACTCCGGAGCGGTGAACGTCATCGCCACGTCGGCGGCAGGCGACGGGAACGCTCCACGTCCATGGTCGAAGCACACCGCGAGGCGGTATGTCGCGTGGGGCATCAGCGACCGCGTCTCGAGGGCCCCCGTGCGGGAGTCGCCGAGCAGGATCCACTGGTCGACGCCGTCGACCTGGACCCAGACGCGAGCGCCGGTTCGGCCATGGCCATCCGGGACCCAGCTGATGAGGTGCCCGCCATGGCTCTGCGCTTCGACGGAGGCGAGGAAGGAGCGGTCTGCGGTGAAGGGCGCGGGCTCCTCGGGAGGATCGTCGAAGAAGTCAGGGCCGATCGGATCGAAAATCGACGGCACCCACTGCAGCGCGCGCACCGTTCGGCGCAGGTCCTGCTCGAGACTGATGTCGGCGACGAGGCACTCGAGCGTCACCTTCGACACCTTGCCGACGACCGCGGGCGCGCCCTTCAGGAACGTCTGCGGCGACGCCAGGTTGAGCTGCGTGCGACCGCCGGGCAGCGCGGTGAGCGAGCTGATTGCCACCTCGGCCGGCGCACCATTGGGGTCGCGGAACACGACGCGAAGGCTCGTGCCGACGACGACGTGCCCGACGATCATCGCGCTCGTCGCCACGCCATCGGCCTCGATGACGCACGACATCGGGACGTCAGTCGAGAAGGGTCGCAGCACCTCGTGTTCGACGAGGATCAGGTCACCAACGCGGCAGGCGAGCGCCCAGGTCCCGACGCGGAACGCGACTTCGAACTGGGTGCGGGCGCGAAGCCGATGCGTGTAGACGCCCTCGCGCTGCAGCTGCGATCGGCGCGTGACCGAGATCGACTGCACCGTCTCGGGGTTCGACTTGTCGGGCTCGCCGAACACGCTCGGCGCGGCCTCGATGTCGTCGACCTGCACCACGTCCTGCGCGAAGTTCTGGTTCTCGTTCAGGAACTGGTACTGGATGACCGTCGGCCGGCCCGCGCGCTCCAGCCACTTGATCGTGAAGTCCTGGACGTTCGTCGACGTGAACAGCTGCACCGGCGTCTTGGCCGGCACCGAGACCAGGCTGTCGGAGTGCGCGTCGCGGTACTGGTAGACGAACGTGATCTTGTTGCCGATCGGGACCGGTGAGCAGCGACCGGCCGTGCAGATCGCCAGCAGCCGCTCCCACATGCCACGCGGAGAGTCCGCAGCGAAGTCGCACGTGAACGCAGCCTCGCCCCACGGATCGCCAGGGTTCGGCTCCTGGTCACACAGGATCGACCACCGGCGCAACGCCTCGAGGTCGATCTGGTCCTCGCGGAAGTAGTTGCCCATCCCGTAGGACTTGTCGAGCAACAGCTTCGCGGCGCGCCACGCCGGGTTCCGCCCGGGCGGGTTCGACATCCAGTTGAACGGCGCCGCAGGGACATCCCAGCACGGCTCCGACCAGCCCAGCGTCGAATCCCACACGCGCACGAGATCGCCGTCGAGCGGCACCTGCACCTGCGGCAGAGAGCCGCGCGTCTGGCTGTTGGCGAGCAGCTGCAGGCCCAGCAACGCGATCCCCGGATACGCGAACTGCTCGTTCGTGATGATGACGACCTGGCGCCACAGGGCGCCGCCGATCAGCTCGCCGAACGGCAGCGGCGGGGACGGAGGGATCCGCACCACACGCAGCTCGATCGGTGCCAGCGTCCCAGGAGGCAGCGCCGCTTCGTGCTCGAGCACGATATAGTTCTGGCTCGCTCCGGTGACGCTGCGGGACCCGAGGAAGATCCACGCGCCTGCTCCCGCGGGACGCCAATAGAACTCGAAGTTCGCCGCGCCTGATGCCGTGCCGCTCGGTGTTTGCAGTATCAGTCCGTTCGGGAAGGCGACGATGAACCGGACCAGCGAGATCGCTTCCGTCCCCTCGAACGGGAACTGGCCTTCGACGCCGACAGATTCGAGCGGGGTGTTGACCAGCAGCGTGGTCGCGATGCCGGGGAAGAACGTTGACGGCAGCGGCGACTGATTGAGTTGCCCCGAACGGATGAAGGCGCGCTCGTTGCCGAAGAGGGTCAGCCCGTTGATGAGGATCCCCGCCGGCACCGGAGGCCCACCGGAACCGAGGTTGTCCTGCTCTCCCGCGATCGTGTCGCCGACGCGGTGGATCGGCCCCTCGCAGAGGGCGATCACGACGAAGAGGACCTCGACGCCGGACGAGGTTCGCAGCTCGGTCGAGATGACCTGGCCACCGACCGCGATCCGCCCACCGATGTACGGGATCGGCAGCCCCTGCCCGTAGTTCGTGGCGATGCCGTCCCACGCGTACGTCGAGCTGCTCGCGTCGCCGCGCTCCTGGCCGACGCCGCGCGGCCGTGGCGGCGGGATCAGCAGGCCGACGACGTACGACAGCGCAGCACCGGCGATCGCGTACAGGATCAGTTCGCCGATGAAGTAGAGGACCTCGACGACGCCTTCCTGCGGAGAGGCGACGATCACTTCGGCGCCCGCGGGAAGCTGCACGTCGAGCTCTCGACCCTTCAGCAGCTTTCCGTTCACCGCGACGCCGAGCGGTCGCGTCGCGAGCTGCGGGATCTCCTGCGCGACTGCGAGAACCCTTCGCGCTGTCAGGCCTTCCTGGAACGGGATCTCCCGGTGATAGATCTCTCCCTCGCCGAGCAGCCCTTCCTTCGCGTGGAGGTGGATCGTCGTCACAGCGAGTACCTCCACAGCTCCTGCACGACGACACGGTCGATCGCGACGCGGAACACGCCGTGCCGCTTCGATGCGGTGTACAGCAGCCCGCCGAACACGTAGCCGGCGGCGAGCTCGGCCTCGGAATGGAGCAGCGCGACGTCGTGATCTTGCGGCTTGTGCCGACCCACGCAGTGCCACCCCGGCGAGAACAGATGGTCGACGGGCTGGCCCGCGTGGAAGAGCTGGCCGAGGCGCTCCCACGGGTCGAGCAGCGGGCGACTGTTGCGCCTGGCCATCTCGAGCGTGATGCCGAGGCAGTCGGCGACGCCATTCTCGACGCGGCCGCCGCGCTCGAACGGCAGGCGCAAGAGATCGTCGAACGCAGCGTGCACGTTCATCACTGCTGCCTCTGGGCGGCGATGCCCGGGAATCCGCCGTAGCGCAGCGGGTGAAGACGAGGCAGGTTGCGGGCGACCTCGTCGTCGCCGCGCGCGCGGCACGAAGACAGCGTGCGGTCGCATGACGTGAACGCCGCTACCTCGTTGACCACGTAGCCGCACTCATCACCGCCGAACTTCAGGTAGCGGCAACGGTTCGCGATGAAGCGCGCGTGCGGCGACTTCATCAGGAAGTAGTTGTGCAACCCGAGCCGCATCGTGAACACCTTCTCGGTGGCGCTGCTGCTCAGGACTTCGAACTCCCACTCCATCCGCTCCGACAGCGTGGCGAGCGACGACTCGTGCAAGAGCACGAGCTTCACGGTCGACCCCTCGAAGCCGCCGCACTGGTGCGCCATGTCCATCAGGACGCGCGTGCTGTTGTCGAAGACGACGTCGATCTCCGGCAGCTCGCCCTTGCCACCTTCGTCGATGCGCTCGAACTTGAACGGGAACGGGTAGTGCTGCTGCGCGGACGGACCAGTCGGCGGCCAGGTCACCTCCGCCGAGTAGGTGGTGATCGGGATCAGGACCGGAGGCAGGCCTTCGGCGATGGTCTTTGCCTCGAGGCGGAGGAGCCAGATCCACGGCGCGGTCTGGTGCGACTTCTCTGCGATCGCGCGCATGCCGGCGGGGACGGCCATCAGGCGCCTCCGACGAACACGAGTTCGGCGACTCGGATCGAGCACGACCAGGCCGGGCCCGTCGCCGTCGCCATCTCGAGTCGCACCGGCTCGACCGCGAGCAGCGCCACGTCGGAAGACTCCTGCGGAGGCCTCGCCTTGAAGGTGCGGTTCGCGCGAAGGAACGCTTCGAGCGCCACGCCCTGAGCGTTGGTGAGCGCAGGCCAGACGAGCGTCCACTCGCGGCGTGGCGCGGTGAACAGTGGCCACGTTCGGCGAACGCCAGTGCTGCCGAGGATCTCCGCGCGCGGCTGAGCCGCGCTCTCCGATCGCCACTCCGGGTCGATGGGGACCGCCTGCTGCGAGCCAATCGAGACACCTTCGCGCGAAGGGATGACGACCACGAAGTCGCCGGGCTCCGGTGGTTCCGGTGGCTGAATCGTCGGGTCCTCGATCAGCCACAGCTGGCAGAACTCGAGGTCGTCGATCCGATGCGCGTCGCCAACGCCGGGCGTCGACGACTGGATCAGCTCGTTCTCGTAGCGAGGACCGTCGCCAGGACCGAGCCCGAACGTGTCCGCGCCGAACAGCGGAACGCCCTCACCCGTCAGGTTGTCGATGGGAACGCCCTCGACGAGGACGCGTCCGGAGCGCGTCTTCAGGCGCCACCTTCGGGAGCGCCGGCCGGCGATCGTCGAGACGTCCCACGCGCGACCGCACGCGAGATAGATCGGCTGCGCGATCGTGCCAGTGCGCGGAGGCGGCTCGTGGAAGACCTGGACGACAGTGGACGATGGCCCGACGTCAGTCATCGACAGAGTGCTGACCTCGGGCAATTGGTCGATGCGCACGGCGAGGTGCGACCACCGATAGACGACGACATCGCCGTCGCCGCGATACCCCCACTTCTGCGTGCCCGACGGTCGATCGACCGTGCAGAACGAACCGAAGTGCATCGTCGGGTTGCGGAACGACGCGTTGTAGGCGGCGCCCCGTCGTTGACACCCCCAGATGCGACTCCCGATCTCTGGCGTTCCGGGAAGGAACGACGGCGTCCGCTCGTGCTGAAAGCGAGCGGTGATGATCGAGTCCGGAGTGAACGCGAGATTCACGAAGTGCAGCCACTTCTCGCCGGCGTTGCCCGGCATGGATCCACCGAGGTGCAGCGTCTGAAGCGTTCCGGTCTGCGTCAGCACCAACGGCGAAGCGGGCGCGTGACGATCGGCGAAGTGCCGGCTGGCCCCGATGTTCTCGAGGTCGAACCACAGGTAGCTGACGTCCTCGACGATGAAGCTCGCCGCGTAGGTCGCCGGGTCGCCGTTCCAGAACGTGCGTCCGTACAGCGACAGCTCGTCGGTGTTCGGCCAGGTCGCGCCCCACGCCGGCTCCGTGATGCTGTAGTCCGACGAGAAGATCACGAGGAACTGGAACGGCACGCCGGCGCCTGGACTCAGCGGCACGTTGACGCCGATCTCGAAACAGTGCTGCGGGCTGCGCACGCCGCTCTCGTCACCGAGGCAGATCTGCGCGAGCCCACGATTCGGGATCGGGCTGCCGCCGGTGTTCGTGAGCCCGCGCATCGTCCCCGAGACGATGAACGCGTAGTGGCGACCAGGCAGGAGCTTCGACGTCGGGAGCCCGGAGAGCTTCACCCACCCGTCGCCGCCAACGGGCCCGGGCTGCAGGCCCATGCTCGTGCAGGTGACGACGTTCGTGTCGCGGTGCAGGCCTCCCCAGACGACGTCAGGCATCAGCTCGACGCCTCCTTCACGGTGCCTCGGAACGCGTTGCTGCGCTGCATCGCGCTGGCCACGATCGCGATGATCTGGTCCTTGTTCTGCTTGATGATCTCGAACGACCCCTTCGGGTCGATCGACGAGAAGGACATGTTGATGACGATCTGCGGGCCTGCCGACTGCGGCGATGCGGGCGCCGCGCCGGCCTTCGTTCCAGGCAGCAGCGTGAACCGCGGAGTGGAGCCGCCGGCAGACAGCGCGCCGACGCCGGCGCTACCGCCGACCGCGCCGCCCACCCCGCCACCAACGGCCGCGCCGTCAGCGACCGTCGGCGCTGGCGTCGTCGTGGCCGTGCCGCCAAACAGACTCGACAATCCCGACAGCGCGCGAACGACGAGCAGCTTCGCGATCACGCTCGTGATGATTCCGCGAACCTGTTGGCCCCAGTCCTTCCAGGCGCGGCCCCAGGACTTCGTTCCCTCGAGCCCGGTCGCGATCGCGCCGGTCAGCGAGTCCAGCGTTCCGCCGACGAGGCGTTGACCGCTGTCCATCGCGGCCTGCGTGAAGTCGGTCCACTGCTCGCGCGCCTTCGCCGCACCCTCGAGGAACTTGTCCCACGCGTTCGGCAGGACCTGCGTCTGGTCGTCCTCGGAGCCGACGAGGACTTTCGGCGGCTTGATCGTTGCCGGAGCCTGCGGAGTCTTTCGCAGCCTGTCCAGCGCAGCGCGCATCGCCTCCACGGATTGCGTCGTGGCGCCCCATCCCTCGGACAGCTCGCCAAGGATGCGCCCCTGCTCGTAGAACGCCTGGTTCGCTTTCCGCTGCTCCTGGACGGTGCCGACCATCTCGGCCTTGAACAGCTGCATCGAAAGCACGAGCCCCTTCCAGCCGTTCACCATGAGGAAGATGGTGTCGAACACCGTCTTCATCACCTGGAACCCCTCGACCAGAACCGAGAGCAGGTCCAGGAACGCGCCGCGGATCTCGCCAGCGTTCTCGCGGAACACTGTGTTCAGAGACTCGAACAGCTCCGTGATCGCCGGCGAGAGGTCGACGACCAGGCGCTCGGCAAGCGTCCGGAACGTCTGCTGTAGCTTCGTCCAGCTGTCGTTGAACTGCTCGACGCGCGCCAGCTCCTCGCGCGTGAACACCGCACCCGCTGCCTTCGCCTCGGCGGCCATCCGCTGGATGCCGTCCGAACCCTCCTTCAGCAGCGGGGCGAGATCGGCCCCGGTCTTCCCGAACAGCGCGACCAGGATCCGTGTCCGTTCGGACGCGCTGCTGACTCCCTCGAGGCCGCCGGCCACCTTCGACAGGACGTCGACGATGTTGAGCTGATCGCCGGCGAACTGCTCCGATGCGAGGCCCAGCGACTGGAACGTCTCGCGCTGCTCCTTGCTGCCGTCGTTCGCCTTCGACACGGCGAGCTCGAACGACTTCATCGACGTCGCGAGCTTGTCGATGTCGATGCCGGCCAGCTCGGCGCCGTCGCGGATCGCCGTCAGGCTCTCCGCCGTGACGCCGAACTTGTCGGAGACCTTCGCGATCTTGTCGAGGCCCTCGGAGTACTTCCGGAACGCGATGAACGCGCCGGTCACCGCGACCGAGATCGTGCCGAACGCGACCGCCGTCGCCTTGAACAGCGGGATCGCGCCGCCCGCGAAGGCGCGCGCGCTGCCCAGCATCTTCGTGAATGCCGTGCTGGCCAGGTCGGTGACCCGCGCCTCGATCGACAGCGAGCGCTTCTCAGTTGCCACTACGCGCCTCCTTCATGGCCTTGGCGCGGTAGCCCTCGACCTCGCGTTCGACGACCTGCACGGCCTCGACCCACTGCGAGGCCTGGTCGGCCCAGCCGCCGGCGTCCGGCAGCACGCCCTTCTCGAGCATGAAGAAGGAGCGGATCACGTCCGTGTGCGACGCGTCGAAGTGCGTCGATCGGCAGCGGAAGAACTGGATCGATCCGTGACTCTCGCAGTGCACGCACGGGTCCGCGGGTGTGGCCTTGCCGGCACACCACGGACACGCGATCTCGAACTGCGGATGCTCCGTCGGAGTCCAGCAGTCCCGCCCTGGATGAGTCGTGTTGCACTTGGATCTCCCGCCACCGGCCTGTGCGGCACCGGTGGCGACGATCAGGAAAGGACGTCCGACTTCGTGAGGCCCATGCTCTGCATGCACTCGGACAGCAGCTCGCCGAGCGAGTCGTTGTCGAGCGCGTTGAGCGCGTCGAAGGTCGCGTCGTCGGGCGCGCCCTTCACCTCGTGCCCGCCGATGCGCAGCGTCGTCGCGCCGAACGGCACCTCGGCGCCGCCCTCCTGCTTGAGGCCGCGGAACCCGGCCACGCTCGCGCGCATCAGCAGCGGCGCCATGCGGGCCGCTCCGTCTTCGGTCGACGACGCGAGGCCGCTCAGGTACGTGCGCAGGCCGAACGAGATCGGCCGCAGCGTGAGGACGAGGCGCTGGTCGGCCGGCAGCTCGAGCTGCGACTTCGGCGACCACTCGCGCGTCTGGGACTTCGAAACGGTGACTGCCATGGGTGCTTCTCCGGGGGTTGCGGTGCAGCTCAGAAGGACGCGATGACGAGCTCGTCGTCGCCGGCGCCGAGCACGCCCTGCGCTTCGATCTCGACGTTCCAGGTCTTCACGCCGTTCTTCTCGCCGTCGCTGAGGCCGATGATCTGGCCCTGCGGGACCGCGAAGACGCAGGTGTTGCCCGCGGTGCGTCCGGCGTGTGTGCCGCTGCCGTCGCCGCCGACCACGCAGCCGAAGCCGACGAGCGTTCCCTCGTCGAGGAACTTGATGACGTCGAAGCCGAGGTTCACGTCCTCGAACTCGATCGACGTCACCGGCTTGCGCGCCGTCACGAACGTGCCGAGCGAACCGCCGGGCTGGTTCACGTCTTCGCGCGGGCCGACCGTGTTGCCCTGGTTGTGCGCGATCTTGCTGATCGGCAGCTTGAAGAAGCCGGCGGCGGTGCGGAACCCGGCGAACGCGCCGAACAGGCGCGGCGGCCGCACCGTGTTCAGGACGCCCGTCGCGACCGCCAGCTGCGCGAGGTGCTGCTGCGGCTTGCCGAGCATGTCCCACGAGAACACGAAGTTCGAACCGGCCTCGCCGTCCATCGAGAACGTGCCGCGCATGCCCGAGGCGATGCGCGCGAACCCGTCGACGTTGCTGTAGCCGGTGAGGCTGACGCCGCGCGTTTGCAGCGGCACAGCGTTCACGGCGCCGATCGCGAGCGCGGTGTTGCCGATGAGGTCGCCGTTCGCGACAGAGCCGAACAACAGCTGCACCTGGAAGGTGGTGTCCCAGAGCCCGCCCGAGGTGCCGCTGACGATCTGCGCCGCGCCCTTCACGTGGCCGTCGGTGTCGGTGATCGTCAGGATCGCACCGAGCGCCGTGTCGGGGTGCGGTCCCGTCCACGAGTTCACCGAGAGCTGCATGATGCGCTCGGAGTCCGGCAGGTAGCCGAACCCGACGCCGCTCGTCGTCGGGGCAGCGGCCGTCGCGCTGGCCGTCACCACCTCCGCGCCCGACGCGTCGATCGTGATCGCCTTCGTGGTGGTGTTCGAGAACGTGCCGGAGATCGGCGAGATCAGCACCGTGCCGTTCGCGCCCCTCAGGTCGGTCACGCAGATGCCGACCGCGGTCGCGCTCGCGAGGTCGGTTCCCTGGTACACGAGCTGGCCGACCATGAACCGCTCGGCCGCGGCGACGCTCGACATCGCGATCGAGATCAGGTTCGTCTCGCGCATCGAGCACGCGCGCGCGAGCTTGCTCCACTCCGGCGCCGTCCCGACCGCGCCGCTGCCGCGCACGTCGGACTTGAACGTCATGCGCCGCATCTTCAGACCCGGCGGCTTGAACTGCTGGCTGAGCGAGCGACCCGAGGGACGGCGATCGAGGAACGACGGGTCGTCGTCGCACTTCGGCTCGTAGACGAGCACCCCGTCGTTCACGCCCGGCGTCGCCGGCGTGCCGTCCGAGGTCTCGATCTTGAAGAGCATTTGGTGTCTTTCGTTCAGCATTGGTGCAGCTCTCGGTTGCGTGTCACAGTGCGATCGCGCGCTCGATCACGGCGCGCGCGGATGCGGATGCGGTGCGGTGGTTCCAGGTGATCTCGGGCGCCTCGAGGTAGATCACCGGCGTCGGGACGCCGCCGACGATCGGCGCGCCGGACCCGTCGCGTTCCGGGCGGATCCACACCCAGGCGCCGGCGCCGAAGTCGCGGAAGTGCGCGCGGATCGCGTTCACGGTCGCCGAGGGGACGTTGTCCCACTGCAGCTCCCACTGGTCGGGCTTCACCTGCGGATCGGGGCGACCGTGCAGCAGCGCGCCGCCGGCCTGCCAGTCGGCGTAGTTGCACACGCTCCCGTCGATGCGGTGGTAGCGCGACGGCGACGGCAGCGCGATGTCGTTGATGCCGCCGACCGGGATCGTCATCTCGGTCATCCGGCGAAGCTCCCGTCGAACTTGGTCGGGTCGCCGTTGTTGTGCCGGTACACCACCGACAGCTGGATCACGCCGCGCATCAGGTTCGAGTCTGGATCGATGCGCAGGAACACGCCGAGCGGTTCGAGCTGCTCGCGGTTCGTCAGCCAGAGCGGCGTGAACAGCGCCCGCTCGACGATCGCCATCTCGGCATCGAGGTAGCGCTCGGCGTTCTTCGCGAGCTCGGCGGGTGCGTCCTCGGCGCGGACCTGCACGAGGACCTCGACGGTCATCTCCTTCGTGGTCAGGACGTTGTTGACGCCCTGCACGGTCTCGTCGCCGCCGAGCAGCAGCGCCATCTTCTTGTGGTTCGCGTCGCCCTCGCCGCGCGCGCGGCGCTCGACGTGGTAGCCGGGCAGCGCCTTGAGGCGCGCCAGCAGCTCCTCGAGGATCCCGTCGCGGATGCTGGTCACGAGGGTCGTCACGCCGCATCACCTCGCAGCAGGTCCTGCAGGTGCCGGCCCGCCTGGATGTCCTCGACGATGCCGTCGGCCGTGATCGAGAACGCCTGGCGCCGGTAGCTCTCCAGGCCTTCCCACGACGCGTACATGCGCAGCGTCGGCTTCATCTTCACGAACCGCGTGAGGATGAACCGGAGCCGCAGCTTCTCGGTGAACTGCGGGGCCTCGCCCTTCTTCGGGCGCCCGCGCTTCCGCTTCCGCTGCACTTCGTACAGCACGCCCTCGCCGGCCTTCGTCTTGGACGGGCGGAACTCCAGGCGCTTGTCCGGGTTCGCGCGCTTCCAGTCCTCGATGTTGCCGGGGCGCGTCTTGACCGGGATGGCCATGAACCGCGACGTGCGGATGTCGGTGCCGAACTCGTGAACGGGCAGGATCTCGTTGTCGGTGAACGCTTCGGCGACCATCGCCTGCAGGCCGGCTTCCGCGGCTGCCGGGTTGCGGCGCCGCTCGTCGCCCGGCCGCACGTGGTACACGACCTGGTTCGGGCCCGGCGTCGCCGGCCCCTCGTTCACCTTGAACACGCGGATCGAGCGCGGGTCGCTGCCGCGGCCGAAGCGCGTGCCCTTCTGGCGCAGCCACTGCTGGCGGTGCTTCCCGAACGCCGCCATCAGGAAGCGGCGCATGCGGTAGTACACCACCGTCGGCGCGAACCGCATCTGCTCTTCGAAGCGCGTCGTGTCGATCGTGACGCGCAGCGAGCGATCGTCTCCCGCCGAGAGAACGGTCACCGGATCACCTCCCACAGGCTGCCGTTCGCGTCGGAGCTGATGAGTGCCTCGACGCGATTGGGGGTGCTCTCGCCACCCTCGACCATCGGGAACAGCAGTTCGTCGGAGGCCTTCACGTCGAGCCCGGCCGGCACGAAGACCTCCGCGCGGTAGAACGCCGCCTGCACGCTGTCTTCCCAGCGTCGGCGGCCGAGTCGGCGGATCGTGACGCGCAGGCCAGCCAGGTCCGCGACGCCGCTGCGACGACGCGTCACCGACTCGCCGAAGTGGTCGAGTCGGGTCAGCGCCGTGCGGGCGTGGCGGGCCATGGTCTGGCGGAGCGTCACGACGCCTTGCGCTCCTTCCGCCGCTGCTGCGGCTGGACGGGCGCGGCCGGCGCGGCCGCGTCGAGCACGACGCTGCCACTGACGTGCGCCGCGTCGACCGCGGTGACGTCGTGGCGCGCCATGAGCGTCCGGATCTCCTCGGAGGGCAACGAAGAGTCGCCCTCGAGGAGAACCGTGTGCGTGCGCCGGTCGATGATCTGCACCCGCGGCATCAGATGCTGCGGATGGCAGAGGCCTCGAACGCGACCAGCACGACGCCGGACGCCGCGCCGATGACCGCCTCGGGGACGAGCACGACCTTGCCGATCACGATGTTGTTCGTGCCGGCGGACGTCGTGAACGTGTCGCTGTCCGACGCGTAGATCGTCGAACCGCTGTCGCCGCGCGCCCAGTTCGAGCCGTTCGCGACGGTGAGCCACGCGAGCCCCTCCGTCTCGACCTCGACCGTGGTGCTGCCGGCGGTGCCGCCGAACGGCGAGCCCGTGCGGTTGTCCTTCTCCTCGGTCGCGAAGCCGTAGAACTGGCCCGACGCGGTCGGCGTCGCGAGTGCGGCGCAGCCGTTCGAGGCCGACTTCATCAGGGCCGCGCCGGCGAAGACGCGCAGGTTCGCGTCGACCGGGAGTGCGACCTTGCGGCCCGGGGTTCCTTGGAACTGCCGGGGCTTGTTTGCGGTGAGATCTGCCATCTGTGTGTCCTCTGTTGTTCGTTTGTGGTTGTCCGCCCCTCACGCGAGGGGCGGAGGGATCAGGCCTGCAGCTCCATGCGGCAGGCGAGTTCGAAGCGGCCCGGGCCGCAGCCGCCGACGCGCTTCGCGCCGAACGCGACGGTGTCCTTCCAGAACCCGTTCTCGCTGTTGGCGTCGAGCGTCTTGAACGCGTCGGGCACGTCGCGGTCCTGCCAGATCAGCGACTTGATCTGCGCGTCCGTGCGGAACACGTAGAACCGACGGCCGGCCGCCGCGGCGGCGCCGCTCAGCCGCGGGTTCACCGCGAGCTTGATCTGCACGCCGATGTTCTTCAGCGTGTTGCTGACTCCGGCCGACGTGAAGTCGTTCTGCAGCGCGGCCACGGCCGGGCCCCAGTACTTCGTCGGGACCATCACCGTGAACTGGCGCGCCTCGCTGTTGAGGGGCTCGCCGTTCTCGTCGGTGAACCCGTACATCGCCGTGATGGCGTTCAGGATCGCCGCCGACATCGAAGCGCTCGACGGCGCGTCCGGCGTCGAGGTGCCGGCCAGCGTCTGCGCGGTGTTCGCGGTCGACCAGGCCGTGTGCGAGCCGAACAGCGCGACGCCGTCGTAGGCCGTCCCGTTCGCGGTGATCAGGTCCGTCAGCAGCCGTTCCGGCAGAACCGCGGCGGCGGCGCCGAGGTCGGAAACGCGGGCCATGATCTGGCCCGTCTTGTCCATCTGCATGTCGTCGATGTCGACCTCGATCGTCGACTCGAACTTGTCGTTCAGGACCGTGATGCCCTGGTCCTTCAGCTTCAGGCGGCGACGCTCGCCCGCCCACTTCTGCATGTTCGGGATGTTCCCGAGGAACTTGTAGATCTCGAGCGGCTGGTCACTCGAGAACATCGACGCGACGTCGTTGATCCACGAGTCGGACGTGCGCTTCTCCAGCGCCAGGAAGTAGTTGCCCCGGACGTTCCGGTAGCTGATCGATTGCAGTGCACCCATTGGTGTGTCTCCTCAGTTGTTGGTCTTTGTGGGTTTCCGTGTGCCGCTCACTCCGCGGCGGCGAGCTTCTCGCGCGACCCGAAGGACCGGGTCCGCTTCGCGTTCCGCATCGAGGCGAGGAACACGTCCTTGTTGCCGTTGAACTCGGCGCGCAGCTGCGCGTCCTCGGTCCACGCCTTCTCCCACGTCGTCGGGTCGCTCTCGTTGAGCTTCGCCGGGGACGCGTTGCCATTGCCGTCCGCGGGCGCGACGTTCGCCGTGTTGCCGCGAGCGAGCGACTGGGTCGCCTCGGCCGACGGCTTCTGCGCGGCGAGGCGCGCCTTCGAGTCGGCCTGCAGCTGCGCGAGCGCGTCGGACAGCGCGACGCCGTCCTTCACGAGCTTGCGCGCGAGCTCGACCTGGCAGTCGGCGGCCGACGACAGGATCGTGTCGACGCGCGTGCGCTCGACTGCGGTGGCGTCGGCCGCGAGCTTCGCGGTGTCGACGGGAGTGGAGACCGCCGGGGCGACGGGAGCCGCCGCGGCGACTGGGGCTGCGCCCTCGGTCGTCTTCGTCATGGGTTGCTGGTTCAGAGAAAGAACCGCGACCACGTCGCCGGCCACCTTGGCCGACAGCGATGTCGCGGAGGTGTCGTCGTCGACGCCGAGCGCGGTGAACGTCACCTCGCGCAGCGTGCACTCGCGGAAGATCACGCCGGGGCCCTTCACCTTGCGGCCGTTGCACTCGGCCTCCTCGCCGTCGCCGAGGCGCACGATCTTGCGCGGCTCGAGGTAGGTGCTCGCCTGCCACGGGAACCCCTCGCGCGAGTCCGCGAGCACTTCCTTCGCGGCCTCGCTGGTCTGCAGCAGCTGACCCTCGGCGATGAGGCCGCGGCTCTCGTCGACGCGCAGCGCCGTCGTGTAGCCGATGCGCTGGTCGACGTCGTGGTCCTTCAGGACCGGCATGCGCTTCTTGAACTTGATGCCCGACAGCTCGATCGCGAGCGTGCCGTACCACCAGTGCCGCAGCGGCTTCCCGGTGAGGGCGACCATCTCGAACTTGTTGCTCTTCTGGCCGAGGCTTTCGACCTCTGCGAGCACGATCGGCGCGTCCTGCTCCTGCAGCAGGCAGGCGGTTCGCGGGATTGTCAGCGCGCCCTCGGGCGCCTCGAGCAGTGCGGCGTTCATGCGGTTTTCTCCTCGGCGTCGGCCGTGTCGTCGGCCGTCGCGTCGTTGGTGGAACCGGAGCCGCGCCCTTCGCCCCCGGATGCAGAGTCACTGTTGCTGTCGGTAGGCGCAGCCCCGGTTCCCTGTGGCTGCTTCGACGTGCGCGTCAGCGCGCCCGCCGGCAGCTTGAACTCCTTCTCGATGCGCATCGCCGCGGCGAGGTGCTTCGCGCGCTCGCGCAGCACCTGCTCGCTGTCGAGGCCCTGCGCGGCGGCCTGGATCTGCGGCGTCGAGATCCCGGCCTCGACGGCGGCCGTGGCGCCTTCCGCGTCCGTGACTGGGTCGACGATGCCGTAGGCCGGCGCGACCCAGTTCGCGCGCAGGAACGGCGTCGGGTTGTCGAGCCACGCCGGCGGCGGCACCAGGCGCCCAGACTGCACCGCGATCCGAATCACGTTCTCGTACCACGGCCGGCAGAACTGCCGCACCATCAGCTTCCGCGCGCGGTCGAACCCGCGCCGGCACTCGCGCAACATCGCGCGCGCCGAGCTGAGGTTCATGCGCCCGAAGTCCTTCGCGACCAGCTCGTAGCTCAGGCCCATCGCCGAGCACATCGCGCGCAGGATCCGCGTCACGAACATGTCGAACTGCGCGCCCGGTCTATTCGGCGAGAACGACTGCATCTCCTCGCCCTCGTTCAGGTACTCGATCGTCCCCGGCTGCAGCTCCTGCAGGAACGTCTGACCGGACGCCTGCTCGTTGTCCGCAACCGGGAACACGTCCTGGTCGGTGGGCGTCACCGACTTCTTGATCACGACCGCGTAGTTGCTGGCCGCGCGCGCCGCGATCAGCTCGCTGTCGAGGTAGTGGTGCAGGTTCCGGCTGTAGCCGAGGCAGCTCGCCGTCCACGGCACGCCGCGCGTCTGACCAGGACGCCGGCGCCGGAACACGTGCTGGACGTAGCTGTAGCCGTCGCCGGCCTTCGCGATGCGCTTCGTGGTGCGCGCGCCAGCGCCGGCGAACAGGTCGTCGGGGTGCTGGTCGAGAACGTGATACGCGATCGCCTCGCCGTGCGGGCCGAGCTCGACGCCGCCGCGGATCGTGTCGGTATCGAAGAACCCGGGCGACTCGACGCGGTCGGCGTCGATCAGCTCGCACGCAACGAACCCGTCGCCGCCGAACACCGCGTGGCCGATCGCGTCGCCGTCGCCGATCCACGTCCGCATGACGAGCGCCTGCAGCTCGTAGAACGTGCCCTGCTCCGTCGCGTCGGCATGGTTGTCGGCCCAGTCGGTGAACTCGGCTAGGCACGCCTTGTTCCACTCGTCGCACTGGTCCTGTGTCAGGCCGGTTTCCTCCGGCGTGCACGCGGGCTGCGCGAGGATGCCTTCGCCGACGACGTTGTCCTCGAGGATGTCGGCCGCCGCGCTCGCGTGCGCGTCGTCGCGGACCAGCGCGCGCGACAGGTCGCGGAGCTTCTTCAGGTCCGGCAGCACGTCGCTGTCGGCGCTCGTGCTCTTCTCGGAGGGGTTCGTGCGCGAGATGCGGGCGGACTCGTACGCGAGCAGCGCCGCCGACTTCTTGCGAGCGACCTGCCAGCTGTGGACGAGCCGCGGAGCGAACACGCCGACGGTCTTGTCGACCGCCTTCGCGAGGATGCCGGAGACGCCGCTGTAGAGCGGCGGGGCTGGCGGAAGGCGCCTCACGACGTGAACACCACCCGCGTGCGGCGGAGCCCCGCCTTCCGCGACGCCTTGGCTTCGAAGTACTGCAGCGCGCGCAGGATCTCCGTGAAGCTGCGCAGCGTGACGGTCTGCCCGGTCGCCGTCGTGTAACTGGCGACGTCGCTGCCCGTGGCGATCGCCGCCTCGAGGATCGCGACGATGCCGGCCGGCGACGTGTCGGCCGCGGCCTCGACCAGTTGCGTGGTCTCTTCGCCACCGACCTGGTCGGCATCGGTGGCGTCATCCGCGTAGGCGAGCACCAGGTCGGCAAGGTCGTAGCCGACCTGCTTCGTCGCCTCGCCGCCGAGGTGAATGTCATCGTCCCTGTTCAGCTCGTACGGGAACTCCTTGGTCTCGTAGTCGCCGTTCAGCAACACCTTCACCCGCGGCCGCAGTGTCGGCAGCTTCGCGATGTGCTGGCGCACCCGTTCGTTCGACGCGGGATCGCCGTGGTTCGTGCCGCCAGGCCAACCGTTGCCGGAGTGCGGCGCGTTCTGCACCCAGTTGACGAGCAGCTCCGGTCCGCTGGATCGCGTCGTGAACAGCTCGCGCGCCATGTCGATCAGCAGCGTCGCCTTCGCTTCGAAGTTGGACGCGCCACCAGCTTCGAGGCCGTCGTTGTGGCCGTAGTTGATGCAGATGTCTTGGGTGTCCACCATGCGACCGGTGTCGCGGTAGACCGCAGCGCAGAAGCGCCGCCACGCCGCAACGACCGCGGGCCAACCCGTCTCGAGGAAGCCGAGCGAGCTGCCGCCGATCGCGAACTTGAAGAGGCACTGGTGTGCGTTCGGATTCTTCGACTTCTTCGCGACCCGAGCGAGGAACGTCGCCTCCGGGCCGAAGAAGTGCTCGAGGGTCGCGCCGGTCGAGTTCGTGACGCCCATCACGTCGTACGGAACGACCTGCCCGTTCGGGTCGTCGTAGATCCACTGGCCCGATCGCTGCGTTCCGCCGACGTCGCCGAGCAGGCTGCGCTGCTTGCCAGCGACGACCTGGTCGGACTTCATGAAGCTCGTGATGAAGTTCGAGTCGCCGAGGAACACGTGCACGCCGAGCGGGCCGTCGGCCTCCGCGATCGGCTGGTTCGTCAGCAGCGCGTCGACCATGCGGCCGAGGCGCACACCGGCGTCGACGTAGTCGATGGTTTCGTACGTGATGTTCGCCGGCCCGGGCGTCGTGCCGCCGACGATGCCGTCGGTGCCCCACTCGGCGAAGGCCATGTCGAACACGTGCACCCCGGCGTTCGCCACGCGAGCCATCGAGTGCAGGTTGCGCGCGGACTGCGATGCCGATCCGCCGGTCGTGTAGAAGTCGCTCCGGTGCGAGACGAGGATGATCTGGCACGTCGCGCTGTAGTTCGCGCGGATGCCGGTGATCAGCGCCTGCAGGTCGACGCTGAACGTCAGGCTGCCCGCGCGAATGTCGGCTGCGCTGCAGTCGACGATCACGGCCTTCACGTCGAGCGTGTTGCCGCGCGTGGCTTCATCGGCGACCGCGAGATCCCACTGCGCGCGGGCCTCGTTCCAAGCCGCGCCGCCAGGCTTCCACGAACCGTAGCCGGCGCCGAGCTTCGCGTACTTCAGCAGGCGGAATCCCGGCGACGTGAGGTGTCGCGCCCACAGCGCGTTCATCAGCATCGTGCACGGCGTGATGCCGCCGCCCGCGGGCAGGAACCAGTTGTCGCCCTTCGCGGCGCTGCCGAGCCCGGCGATGTACTGGTAGCGAACGAACTCGCCGACGCTCCCGTCCCAGTAGCACGGCCAGCCGCTTGCGGGGTCGGCGCTGTAGCCGTCGGGGCCGCACGGAACGAACCGGCTGAAGCGCCAGTTGTTCAGGTAGCGACCCCACAGGTCCGGCAGGTTCGTCGGCGGCTGCGCGCCGCCGCAGATCATCTCGTCGCCGAAGTAGAGATAGGTCGGGATCGCGGCCACGACCGGGAGCTTTGCGAACCGGACTACTTGTCAACAGGGAGTGTGATCGCAGTGCGGTCGATCGCTCATCGCCAGCGGTCAGTCTCCGTGCAGCACAACCTCGCCGTTGCCAGCGTCCTTCACGTCGATCACAGCCGAGAAACTGTCCCCTGGCGGCGGCACGGACATCCACACGATCGACGCCTGCGGCATCAACTGAAGCCGGGCAATCAGTTCGGCGACGCTGAGCTTCTGAGGCTCGACGCGGTTGTCGTCTGGCATGGTCTGGATCAGTCCTGGCTTGCGAGCTTCGAGACGTGCGCAACCGCATCCGCAACCGCCCGGTTGAATGTTGCGGCGTCGCTGCGGCGGTAGTCGCTGGAAGAGAGCGTGCGCACAAGCTCGCTGTCGACCCACCGACCGACGTCGACCTCGAATGATCGCTTGTCGATCCCCGGCCACGTCATGACTGACAACTCCGACATCCAGCCATCTTCGGCCAGGCGGTAGTAGTGCAGCGAGTCGTAGTCGTCGCCGCCGAAGTCACCAACGAGGTAGAGCGGGAACTCGACCTCGATCGATTTCGGCTGCTGGACTGACACGGTTCCGACGATCGTCTTCTTCATCATGGCGGGCCGATCCTACTCGTCCTTCGGGATCTCGCCGTCCCACCTGGTCACCGAATCCGCCGGCAGCTCGTAGCTCTGGTACTTGGTGCCGCACGCCTGGCATCGATGCTGCCGCACGCGGCCCCGCACGTTCCCGGTCCGCGGCCGATGCCGACCGCAGTGCGGGCACCGGAACGGCACGAACGGGACCACCGGCAGAACGCTGTCGTGCAGGTTGTCGTCCTTGTTGTTCGAGATCACGGGCGCCTCCCGAACGACGGGAAGTTCGGGCCGCGGCGCTGCTGCTGCCGCTGCGGCGGGCCCGGCCTGGTCGGCACCGGTGCCTGCGCTGCGCGCTGCGGCGCCGTCGCTTCGGTGCGGAGCGTGTCGACCCGGAACATGCGCGCGGCGGCCGCGGCGTAGACCTGCAGGTCCCAGGCCTCGTTCCGTTGGTGGCCCGGCTTCAGCACCCACCGCAACACCTCGCGCTTGCCGCTGCGCTCGCGCACCTTCTGCTCGCTGGCGAGCTGCACCTTCATCGTCTCGGACGCGTCGGCGGGCAGCCACAGGCGGCCGACTCTGCTGTCCGGCTCGGCGAGCGCCTTCGCGATCCGGCCCGCCAGCAGGTCCTTGAACCACGACACGGTGACCGTCCACACGATCATGCTGCTCTCGAGCACGGCGCCAGTCTTCGGGTGCTTGTCGATCCGCTTCGTTCCGAACGGCACCGGCGACTCGCTCGTCACGCCCGCGATCATGCGCGCGACCGCCGGCCAGCGCCGAACGAAGTCGAAGACCTCGGGGCGCCTGTATCGCGAGTCGATCAGGCACCCGCGCATCGCGATCTTCTTCTCGCCCCACGTGTTACGGAACAGGATGTCGGCCAGCTCCTCCCAGTCGTTCGTCG